AACTCATACTATAAACATAAAAAGGTTTGGAGTTTCAGTTCATACGCTTAATCTCAACTCTGCCGTATCTATACAAGTTTGTTAAAATTCACTAACATTGATTGCTTTTTTACATAACTCTATTTTTGTATATCTCGCTACACATTTATAGGCATAAAAAAAGAGACCCCCGAAGGAGTCTCTGTGAGATATGTGAACCGTGATCACATGAGGTTTTGGACCTTGACGCGACGATAGTAGCGGTTGGAACCAGCGGTGATACGACCAAGACCTTGTGTGGTGCCTTCGGCGTAAGGGTTGGAAACCATGCCGTAGCGGGTCTTGAAGCCGATTTTTGGCTGGAAGGTGTTCTCACCGACGGCACGAACCATCTGGAGAGGAACATAAGGACAGTAGAACAGACCTGCGTCGTAAGGGGAAGAACCCTTATAACCCATGACGTAGTACTGATCGGCGCTTAGGTTAGCAGCGAAAGGATCGATGTAGACCTTGAAGCGACCGTTGAGGGTACCAGCGAAGGTGTTGCCAGTGTCGTCAACGGTTAGGTTGGCGTTAAGGGCAGGGGTGTAGTCGAGTTGACCAGCAGCGGCTAGAGCAGAAGCAACATCAGCAGAGCAAAGGATGATGTTACCCTTCCCGCGACGAGTTCTCTGGGCGATTGCGTTCGCATCTCTTTCGAGTTGGAACATCATACCCTTGAACTTCTCAACCATCCAACGTCCGTTGGAGTCAACGTCGAGGTCGAACACGCCACCGGTGGCAGTGTTGGTTTGGGCACCAGGCTCAGCAGCCTTGTAGATGGTACGGATGATCTCGCGGTTGATCTCAGCAAGAATCTCAGTGCTGAGGATGTTAGCGAGTTCAGCCTCGGCGTCTAGACCGTGGATCGCCTTGAGGTCTTGTGCTAGCTCTAGGCTGTACTCAGCCTTGAGTGCTCTGGAGCGAGCAGCAACAGTGACCTTCTCGATGCTGAACGACATCTCGCGGAAGTCGTTGCCAGTAGCATCGCCTAGACGCTCAAGTGCTTGAGCATCGAAACCTTGACCAACGTTATAAGCGTTAGCAGAACCACCATTAAGGATGGAAGGATTGGTACCGCTTTGAGCAGTTGTACCGAAACCAACGTCAGTGCCGCCATCGGTAATGCCAAGAGCGTAGTCGCCTTGGGATAGGGAAGCGTCGCTGTCCTGAGCGGAGAATGCCGAATCAGGCTCGTTGAAGAATGCTTCGGTTCCGTTCTGGTTGTCGTAACGGGAACGCATCGCGAAGATGAGTCCGGTAGGACCGTTCATTGGCTGAACGCCAGCAAGGTCATAAGCGACCAAGTTGGGCATTGCGCGACGGATGAGGCTGATTAGAACAGGGTCAAAACCAGCAACAGGACCTGCGGAAGCGGCATCGCCACCGAAGGCAGGAGCAGCAGCAGTACCGCCACCATTACCTAGGGAGGTGGTAGGAGGTGCTTCTGCGAGGAACGCACGGTCCTCTTTTAGAAATCTTTCTTGGTTTTCGAGAAGTTGGGCAGTAACAGCTCTACGGTGCGAGTCCTTGATATTATCAAGACCTTCAGCTTCTAGTAGAGGTGCCCACTTCTTCTGCAGTTGAGAAGAATTGAACATTGGGTTTCCTTAAGGGGAAGTTTTAGTTAATTTAGTTGAACTGGGTTAGAGCACGGAGGTATGCCTCCATTGCTGGAGAATGCTCTTCGCCAACAGGGGCATCTTCAGAGATAACCTCTTGCGATTCTGTTACAGGCTTCTGTGCGAAGTATGCTTCGCGAAGTGTAACGAGCTTTTCGCGGTATTGTTCTTCACTTTCAAACTCAACACCTTCAGCGAGACCCGCTAGCTTTTCCTTTTGGGAAAGAGCAAGACCTTCACATACGTCATCTAGGATGTTGTCAGAAACAGATTCAGAAAGACGCTTGGTTAGAGCGACATTGCTGTCAATCTGTTCGTTGAGCTTGGTTTCCATCTCATCAAGTTTAGAGACCATCGCCTCTAGCACATCGTATTTCTCTTCAGGGAGTTGTACATAATGTTCTTCAAAAAGTCCCTTGAGACCTGTCATAAAGGACTCCGAAAGTTCGCCACGGATACCGCTTTGGACTTGGAGTTCGTTTTCGTTGATCCATTCTTGAGCAACGTACTCAAGATAACCATCAACGCGCTCAGTAAGTTCAGTCTTGATCGCTTCAACTTGCTCTACAAGTGTCTGCTCGTACTGAGCTTCGATTGCTTCTTTAGCGGAAGCAATACGAGTTTTTACGACTGCTTCGAAAACAGTCTTTGCTTTTTCTTGGAACTCATCGGAAAGCTCTTCGCCTTCGAGGAGAGCAGCAACGTCCTCCTCCAGATTGAGTTCTTCTTCTGCTTCGACTTCTTCGTTAGCGCCACGACCATAACCGGTGCTCTTAATAGCAGCGGGTCCGGGCATCGTGGTAGCAGCGTCCGCATTTTTAAAATGAGGATCGCCTTTCTGGGCTAGAGTAGCAGAAGGGGTCTTTAGTTTGTTTGACCCGTCGTCTGGTCTGGAGTTGGTTGGAGTAGGACCGCCGAGGTCTTCGATGGATCCTGCGTCAGGCACATAGTTAGGTGCCTTAGGCATGGGATCGGCAGCCTTAGCACCCTTCGTTACCTGGTTCTCCATCTCATGTAGTTCGTTATTAACGCTCATTTGAAGTTTCCGAGAGTACCTAGAATTGCTAGTATTATTTAGGGTTTACAGATTTGATAGGAAGTCTGCGAAGAGGCGCAACTTGTTTGCCTCATAGATCTCCCGATCAACCATAGTAGTATTTAGTGCTTTTTTAATCTCTTCGCAACGTTTCTCGCGCAAAACAGATCCTTCCCACACCCATTCTTTGCCTTCCATGATGCCATCGACGAAAGCATCTGGGGCAGAGGGATCTGCTACGATGTCCGCAGCAGTGGCAAGCATGAAGTCTTCACCGACATAATTTACACCGTCGCGTGAGGTAATAGAACCCATACCACGAGAGGAGACACCCAACTTAACCCCGTCTGCTAGAAGGGATTCGGCGATCTTACCCATTGGTGTGGATAGGATTTGTGCCTTGCCGATAAAGTTATTACCTTCCTGACGCAGTTCCACAATTTTGTGGGAAACGCGGTCAAGGTTGATTGATGGACCATCGGGGTGACCTAGTTCACCTAGAGCACGACCGTTAGAAATAAAGGTATCGGTATAACGCTTTACTTCGTTAACCATGGTCTGGATTGGGTAGCAACGCTTATTGCGGTTGACTACCTCTGCCTGTAGAAATGGTCCCTGAATGTATAGGGTCTTCTTACCGTCTTTCTCTTCGGTAAGAATATCTACTGATTCGATCTCTTCGGAAATTAGTTTCATCCTACTTGTACCTCCTGAACGTAAGCATCACACCCGCTAGAAGTCGCAGGATAAAGAACTGGAATTACAGATTTTGCTACAGTAGCAGTACCGGTAAATGCTCCGGCACCCGATGCGTCATGAGAAACAGTGATCGTTTGAGCGTACTCGTTAGATCTCTGTGGACTTGAGACTGCGGTTACTTCTTTGTGGACCGCATTGTAATCACCAACGGAAGAACCACTGATAGTTACATAGTCACCAACCTTGATTTTGGTATCAGGGTGGTTGAGAGTTAGAACTGTAGGATTAGCGGCAGTTGCTGCTGTCACCGTTGCGGAAGCGGGATGTCCTACACGAAGTAGTTTCTCACCGTTCTTGTTTACGTGGCATGTAACAAGACCAACACCACCAGAAGTAGTCGTGTTGCATACACCGATGTGACCGCTTTTCTTTTCGTCAGTGACGGAAATAGAAAGGGTGCCAGTCTTGATTACGATGGCGTCCTTAGTTACAGCGGTAGCATTTGCTGATGCAAGATTACCTACATTTTGTACTGGACGGATTGGTTGTGATGCGCTCATTCTTCGGTCTCTTGAGGTTCTGGATCAACTTCAGGTTCTGGTTGGACTTCGGTCTCAGGTTCAGTTTCGAGTTCTGCTTCTACCTCTGGTTCCTCTGGTTGTTCAGGCACTTCTGGTTTGTCACCAAAAAGACCTGCGGCAACTTCGGGACGCATGGCATCAACTTTTTCGCCTGCCTTGGAATAAAGAACACCCTTGATATAATCGGATACTTCAGAAGAGGAAGCATCGCCAACCATCATATTGATCAATTCAGCAGAATCCATAATTTACTGTAAAGTGATGTATTTATTTATGAGTTAGATCTTTGCTTTTTTAATATCGATGCCTGGAGCGTCAGTCGCTGACTCATCAGGCGCAGGATCTTTGGCAGTATTTCCGAGATTTGTGGTAGCACCATCCATTGCCATTTGACCCTGCATCATCATCTGCTGGGTTTCCAACGGAACACCTGTGCCCATCGCATTCTCTTCCTCCATCTCAGATTCCATCTCAATGATCTCCTCATCCGTTTGGCGAAGGATCTTACGCTTGACATAATCCCTACTGTAGTAAGTACCTATGTAGGGTTCGATCTGAACCATGAGGTTGAGACGCTCGTTCATCAACTCTGCTTCTTTGAGTTCGGCAAAGTGATTATCGTACAGATAGTCGAACTGAATATGTTCGGACATCTGGTCCCAATCCTCAGTGGTGACAATGTTTTTGAGGATTAGTTGCGTCTTAAGTAGATCAAGGAACAGAGCAGAAAAACGCTTGCGGAGACGACCCACAAACTTGGAGAACATAAGTTCATCACGAAGGATCTCGCTGCTTCTTCCGAGGTTAAAACCTCCGTCAGCGCCAATACGGGATTCTGGTACATTGAGACTCCTGTAAAGTTTCTTTTGGAAATACTCTACGTCGGTGAGTTCACCTAGGTTCTGCCCACCTGGTAGTGTGGAGATCTCAGTGCCGCGACCGCCTTCACGACGAGGCAGCCAGAAGTCCTCCAACATGGACATGAACTTCTTGTCATCCTTGATTTCGCCAGTGCCAGCATCGTATACAAGTTTGTTACGATAGCGACTCATAACGTCGCGGAGGTATTGCTCTGCCTTTACTTTCGGTAGATTGCCAACGTCAATGTAGAAAATACGACGTTCTGGCGCACGAGACATACGGTAGATAACCAGCGAGTCCTCAATCATGCGGAGCTGGTTAAGTGCTTTGATTGCCTTGTGTAGATAAGACAATCCGATATGCTTGTTACGATCTACAAGACCAGAGGTAACATGACAGATAGCATCTTTGGCAATTTTTACACCTTTTCCGTGTAGACTGCCGTACTTCTGTGCTGTTCCCTGCGGATAATATGTGTAGAATTCTACGACTTCAGCATCCTTTCCTTTGCTAGGATTCTGTAGGTCTGTTCCCATAGGAGCGAGTGCTTTCTTCTCGTCCTTGGGTTTGATACGCATCAATTTGATCTTGAGCGGATCAATATAACGCACTTCTTTTAGACCTTCTTCGGGTTTCTGAAGGTCAATTACTTTGTGATAGAAAATTCTTCCGTCAACATACCAGTTGCGGAAAATTTCATGCGACTTTTTATCGAACTCAAGCATGTCTTTGACATACTTAAACTCGTTACGAATAACCTTCTTCAGACTCGCACTGGTTTGAAGGTTGTCTAGATCAATTTCAACAGGGCTATCGTTAAGATCGGAAACGATAGCCTCATTCACAACATGTTCAACGGCGGTGTCACACTCGGGGTGCAGCGCCATGTTGCGATACTTTTTGATAATGTCAAATTCAGTCTTGAAGACACCTTCGATGTCAACATACTGACCGTAGAAACCAGAAGAAAGGTAGTAATCAGAACCGTCCTCGTCGTTAGGAGTGACAGGACTGACTACACCTTTTGACTTCTGTTCCTCATCATCAATAGAGAATCCAAAAAGTTTCGCCATTACATACGGTCTTTTCGTCTATTTAGGTGATCAGACGATGGCGTCCTGAGCATCCTTATCGAATGCTTCCCAGTACTGGACCTGCATGGTTACCTGGAACTCCTCAATGGTATCAGCAGAATCGTAAGAAAGTTCGATACCACTGATAGCACTTGGCCAACATCCTCTCATTTTGTAAGAACGAAGAACTGGAAGTTGGTTGGTGTTCTGTTCGCCAGGTGTCATTAGATCACCGGCACCACGACCTAGTTGGTGAACAGTCCATTCTGCCTGATAATCGGCAGGGTTAATTGTACCAGAACCATCAGATACTTTGATGATGAAGTTAGACCACTTCTCAAAAGCATC